GTTCAGCCTGATTCAACGCACCTAGACCAGAAGCACCTGTTGTTGAGTTTCTCTTAAGTTCCATCAACTTGTTCATAGCCAAGTTAGACTGTAGACTTTCTACCATTGCTTTCTGTTTTCTTGCGTCAAAAGTAGGGACATACTTAGCTAAAGGATATAAAAATGATATATACTCGTCTGTTAAGGCTTTAGACTCATCAATAAAACCTATCTGCCTATCAATATCATGTAGACTTTGTACTGTTTTTGCATACTTTTGTTTTGCAATCTTACCGGACTCTGCTGTGGGTATATTTTCCTGTACAACCCCCGCAGTGGTTTTGTTTAGTACTGTATACGTACCATCGTCCTGTTTTACCATATCATATTCTGGTAAAGATTTAACACCTATTAGAGTCTTGTCTGTACCGTCTTTTTTAACACTATAGTTGAGCGTTTGACCAGTAACGGGGTCAACTTCCTCAATCATATCTCTATCTTCTTCAACGTCAAAAGTTTTAATAACTTCGCCTGTTTGGTCGTCTATTAACGCTTTTTTAACAACACCATCTATTTCAATGTTTACAGTATCGGTTGTCCGTTTAGCAGGTGCTTTCTTCTCTCTAGCTAAAACCTCCACACCTTTCTGAACTGCACCTTCAACACCGTTTCTAATAGCAATTGCTAGTGAAGCGTATTCAGGAGGTAAAGCATTAGCTAGATTTTCTAACTGTTTTAGTCTTTTAGCTTCAGATGCCTTTGCCCCTACACGTGAAGCAAGCTGACCTGCAAGACCAGTTTGACCTGCCGCCTGTAGTTGATAAACTGCTTTCTTCTGTTCTTCTACAGAAAGATTATCAAAGTTAGCTAAATAGTCTGCACGTTGTGTTTGTTGCTTTTGTCCTGCTGTTTGTTTACCTAAAGCATTAACAATGTCTTCTCTTGCTCGCAATAAACCTCGGTTTTGTAGAGCAGAACGCTGTTGACTTTCCGTCATACCTGTGGGGTCAATAGGCTTATTACTTATTCCCGTGAATAGACCTAAAATGTCTGGTTGTTTTGCCATCTTAATTATCCCCTTATATACCTAATATGTCTCTAAGAATGTCGTAAGCCGCTTGGTCGGATGCCGCACCTTTAGTAGTGGCTTCATTCAACAGCTTGGTTAACGATTCAAAGCCCTTTTGAGATACTGTTCCGAATTGACCTGCGCCTTCTCTTCTACCTAAATCAGCTAATTGAGCAACGTTAGTCCCTGCGCCTAGTAAACCAAGAGCCTGTGACTGTGGTGTATAAGCACCTGTAAGCATTGCTGTACCCATGTCACTGAACTGACCTAATTCTGACATTGCTTGCGACCTAGCACCTAAGTTTGCCTTAAGCATTGCCTCTTGTTCTGCTTGCGCTAAAGCTAACATTTCAGGGTTTGCTCCACCGTACATATCAGAACTCAAACCCATACGTCCTTGAGATAACATACGCTCTTCTAAAGCCAAACGTCTACGTTCTTCTTCTGGCGCTTGTACAGCCCTCATTTGATTGTAAAGTTCCTGTTGTGCAACAGAGGGGTCAGCCTGTGCTAAACCAAACAAAGAAGATGCACCACCGAAAAGGTTGCTTTGTAGTGCTTTTTCTTCAGGAGATAAACCGAGAGTTACTGAACCTGTGTCACCAACCTGTGTTGTAGCCCCCATGCCTGACGTAACACTAAACGGTTTAAACTCAGCCATGCCCGCGGCTTCTTTACCTACAGCTTGGGCTTCACCGAACACATCATAACCTAGTTGTTCAACGTCTTGTGCTAACTCGTCAGATAAACGATATTGACCTATGCCCCCTAATAAACTACTCATTATACATTCTCCAGTTCTGCTACACGACTACGTAGCGATTGTACTTCTTTAATTAACATAGGTATTAAGTCTGCATAAGCAATACCTAGTGTATCTTCGTCATTCTCAGGGACACTCACTGCTTCAGGATATACCTCTGCTAATTCCTGAGCAATCATGCCGTAACTTTGATGTGTGCCGTCTGTAATCCAATCAAACTTCCTAACCTGAATAGCATCTATTGTACTACCCGCATCATCTGCATCTGCAATATTTTCTTTGAGGCGTTGGTCTGATGAGACATTAGGGTTATTAGATAAATAAATATCATTCCATCTGTTACCCGCAACACCTAAAGTAGCAGTGTCGTTGTCGTTGTCGTTAAACATATCACTAACATACTGGGTTGAAGTGTCACCCGCAGGTTGTAGCGCGTTAACATCAAATCTAAAACCACCAAACTGTCGTGTTTGAAAAGCAATATCACCTGAGTTATTAACTACCATTTCATTATTATTACTTTCAAATAGTTTAAACGCTGACGGGATGCTTTGAGCGTCATTTACTTTAAGAACGGCTTTGGCAAAAGAATCCACATTAACATACAAATGACCACCACTGATTGTTTGTCCACTAGTGGCTAAGTTTAAACCAATGCTCTCGCCAAATTCAATTTCACCAGTATCTTTAATACGTAAACCTAGATTATTTTTGTTTCTAATTTCTAAACTTTCGTTTGAGTGGTTGTACTGTATTTTACCGTTTACAGTAGGTTGGGCAGTTCCGTCTCCTTCAGCAAAATTAAGAGTACTTGTACCAACATTAGAGTTTTGAAGATAAAGGTTTGAATTATTTGAATCATTTACATAAAGACTATTATTAATATTTGCCGAGCCATTTGCTGTTAAAGCACTAAACGTAGCAACGCTTGATACATTTAAATTTGTAAAAGTTCCTGTTCCTGCTACGTCTAAAGCTGTAGTAGGGTTTGCTTTATTTATACCCACTCTGTCTTCAGATACATCCACAAATAATGTGTCAGTGTCTACAGCTAAATCACCACTAATGGTTGCGGTAGAATTTAAGGTTACAGGGTTATTAGCCGTCAAATTACCGTTAGCTGTTAAAGTGTCAGAAAAAACCATTGCTCCTGAAAACGTGTCACCCGTGGTGTCAGCTTTAGTGCTTATTGCCGTTTGTATACTGTTAAACTCAGTTGAAAACTCAGAACCTCTAACTACTTTTGCGGCATTTCCACTAGCGAGGTTGTCTTTGTCTCCAAAGTTTGTTGTTATAGAATAGTTAGCCATTTAAATTAATCTCCCTAGTAGAGCGTGTACATCTATTTGTTGTATTGAATATGGTGCGCCATTGATAGTAGACTCAATACCAATAGTCACTACCTTACCGCTACCGTTTGTGTTCATTGTGGGTCGTTGTATGTCCGTACCTACAGTATATACAGATTCAACATAGTCAGGCTCGTCAGGGATACCGTTATTATCTGCGTCAATATCCTCTTTCCTGCCAAACAAAGCAACATTGTATTCAGCCACGTTTGTATTGCCTTTGTTTGAAGTAAATATTGTTTTGTTAAAATCGTTAGAGTAATCGTAACCCCAAGCTAATGTAGTCTGTGCCGCTACGTTTCCTATTACTGTTAAATTAAACTTTTTAAGAAACTTTAGGTTAGTAGAATTACCGAAGTTAAGAGGGTTACTATAGTACAACATTGTATATGACGCTGTGTTGTCTAAATATCCACCATACTTAAACACCCCGTCTTTTCTTCCTATATAAACACTACCGTCCTGTAACAACGCAAAACTACGTGGATTGATGTTTGACCATGTAGTTACCCTGTTGCTTCCGTCTTGTAAAGTCGTTTTCATGTCAAAACAATATACAGTTGAGCTATCTGGAAAACATAAAAGATAAAACGCTTCATCGGCACTGTATATAGATTTTATAGGACTAGTTTCTGCGCTTATAATACTTAATAACTCACTTCGTACATTATTACTGATGTCTCGCATAGGCATTGACTTTTCTTGTATTGTACGACCAAAGCTACGTACGCCTTCTTCAGACAGGAATAAAATATCATTACCTGTATGTTGTACGGAATCCCTAGAAATACACCCAACACCCTCTACTGTGTCTGCTAGTTGCATTGTAGCAGGGCTTTCAGCACCAGAGTAAATAATAATGGAACGTCTGCAAAATATAATTAAAAAGCCATTATGTGCTGACAGCGCTACAACCTCATCGTGACCTGTAGGGAACACTGTGGTTAAGTCTAAAGAACCTGCTGTACCTCCTGACCACTTATGTCCTTGTAACGTGTCACTCCAGTAAACAGTCTTAGTGTTGCCAGATACATCAGCCGCCCATAGTCTACCGTATGCGCCTATGACTTCGTTAGCTAATGGTGGTGTCGTTGCGCCAGTAAAAGCGCTGTGTTTAACTAAAGTACCAGAACCGCCAGAATCTGTATAGATTAAAGGTTCATGTTCTTTTTGATAAAAATACGTATGGTTATTAAAGCTAACAATCTTCCAGTTGTTATTTGTTACTGCATAAGGCGGGGAAGGAGTCATGTCAGTCAACGCATTATTAGAAGAAGCGTCTAGTTTAAATACTTTGTTGTTGCCTGTAGCAAAGACTACTTTATCGCCACTAGCATCTAGGGATTCAAATAAAGACTCAACACCATCGCTTGTTCCTAGTGCTGAGTTGTTTGAAGATATTGGAGTATATCCCTTACGTGAACCTATACGTCCGTATTGGTCAATAATACAATTACTAGCAGTAGCGGCAAAAGACTGGTCAAGAGATACAGGAGAATCTTCGCTGTTAATCCCCGCAAATCCTGGGGCTTGTACTGTAATGTTTTGTAGTTGTTGTGCCATTAGCAAGGTGTCCATACAGTTTCAGAAGGGAATCTAGC